ACTCAGGTTACAGAACTGATTGGGCCGCAGAATAATCTCAGAACAAGGGTTAGTACCGAAGTCCCAATTAGGATCACGACGCCCGTTCTTGGCTGCTTGTTTTTGACTGGCAACACGGCTGAACATTCCACGTTCACCGGAGCGAGACTCATACAGGCTGACCCACTCATTCAGGAAGGCTTCAAAGTCAGGCTTCTCAGTGTAGCATGCACTGTTATTTGCAAGGCCACGATGGGCGTGAGTCTCCCACCAAGAGCCGTGCTTAGCCCGTCGAATGCGATCATCAGTCAGATTGCTAAGGGAGATAAGGGCTGAACGGCGCACACCACCAACCACAACAATCTGAGCAATCTTGCAGCACAGGTCATGACATTCGATGGAGCTTAGCTTGCGGCCTGCAGCCCCCTTAAACAAATCAACAGTAAACTTGAACAAGTCTACAAGAGGATCGGGGCCAGAGGCACGGCCACCAAAGGTCTTTAGCGGGGCACCAGCGGGGCGTACACCCGACACATCCCAAGTAGGTACTTGTCCTGCATACAACAGTGTGACTAACTCTCGGAAGGACTTAGCCCACCCGATCTTGCTATCGACAACATAGATTACAGTCTCAGTGGGGTGCATAGTTTCTGATACTTCAGGAAGCTTAGAAACATACTGACGTTCAACACTGAAGCCAACACCAGTCCCACACATAAGGATGTACATCATTTCATCAAAGGCGCGAGGATGATCAATAGGAATATAACTACAGTTGAAGCCCGCTACGTTGTCGCGGTCAAGGGCTTTGCCTGCAGTCATCAAGGCCCGCATGGACGGCATCACCTCAAGGTTCAGAATGGCATCAGTGATTCGCTTAGCTTCAGCTTCATTGATTAGGCCCTTGTCTTTCCAGTAGTTGGTGTACCGCTCTCCAGTCTCGGGCCATGTTTCGCGTCGTTGTTCTTCGGGGATGTAACGAGCGTAGCGGCTCTTGTGGATATACTGTTGGTAAACGTCCATTCCGTACTGATCTTTCATTCTAGGTAGTCCTCATAGTCTTCTATGTACTTGGTTAAATCTTTAAGGGGTTTCTTAGGCTTAGGCGCCAATACTTTCTTTTTTCGTTTGCGTTGAAAACGCTGAATGCGTTCTTGTTTCCGGTCGATCATTTCCACTCCTCAGGGAAACTAACCTCACTAAACCATTTGAACCCTTTTGATTCTGCCCACTCGGCGTGGGTTCGTCTAGTGCCGTCCTTACGCCGTGTTGCATTGGGCATAGGGGCGCTGGGGTTAGCAAACAAAAACACAAGCTCGTAGTTTTCAGGCAAGGCTTTATCAATCCAAACATACTTACTGTATTCGGCACTGTCCCAGAAGCGGCCCTTAGCCTCAAGGAAGATTGTCTTACCATCTATCTCTTTGATGAAGTCAGGATGATAGGTATGTTCGACAATATAGTCAACAGTCTCGGTATGAAATTCCCAGTTCTTTAAAACATCTTGATGTAACTCATATTCAAAGTTTGAGTCGTAGCCAGTCACTAAGTCTTTTTCTACTGGGCGCTTCACACGAGGCTTTCTGGAACCATTCCGAATCTTCAATGTATTCTCGCCTCTAATAATTCTAGTTGGTTTTCTATAGCCTGCTTTAGCTTTAAGAGCGTATAGGAGTCTATAGAATTTACTTCTAAGCCTGAACATAATAGCTGTGCTAACCCCACTATCATTGTATCTAAGGGATAGTCTCTGTCCTCAAGCTGCTGTAACATCCTGAAGCCCAAAGGACTCAATAGCCCTAGTCGGTTGTTGAGTAACAAGCTTCTTCATTTTCTTACGCATCCATTTTTCTGAGTAGGCGCTAAGAGAAAGCTTGCCCTGAAGGAACATATGGGTTTGGTCCGGCATGAGTTCTTTGTAATTGGCTAGGCTAACTTGCTTAGCCTCCTCTTCTTTCAAAAGGCTTTTGATCCAAAGAACTAAAAGGTTCCGCACATGCCTATTAATTCGTTTAACCTTTTTTGAATTCATCTGTGATCTCTTCGACTCGTGGTTCTGTTTCTACTCGGGTAAGGTAGGTAGGGCCACTAGAGTATTTAAAGACTCGTAAGCCTTGTCCATCATTGGCATCCGCATTACATTCGAACTTGAAGGGACAGAAGACACAGTTCTTAGGTAATTTCATATTGCCTGATTTGCCATCAGCTATAGGAGCATAACACCTATATGGTAATGAGTCAACACTCAAAGCCTCTTTAACATATTTAATTTTCTCAGTGGCGTTAGGCTTCTCTAAATCATCTGGCCGATATAAACAGAGATCACCACTCTCTTTGTTGATAACCAAGAAGCCACCATTGCTGGTTCCTTCTGAGGTTTCGTAGGCTGATAGCTGTGAGAGATAACCAAAAGGATCGTCATCAAGTAAGGTACCATTCTTGAACTTAACGAATGCGAACCTTGATGCGGTTTTAACATCAACCACCTCCCCGTCAATCTTGCAATCCATGTGGCCGCTGACGCCTTCAACCTCTGCATCTTTTTGTTGGTCGGTAACATCGTGCCCTGCCACTCGTGCCAACATCAGAACAATCTCTTCTAGGATATGACCATACAGGAACTTGATCTGATCGGGGGCTGAAGGAACATGCTCTGTCCGCTCTGCGCGGCTTTCGTACCACAACTGTCGTAGAGGTCTACCAATGTTAGACATGCGTAGGGTGAATTCTTTGTTTCGTTCTGAAGGGTTGGCCCACCCCAGGATACTTTCCTTGATGTTAGCTAGCGTTTTATCTAATACATCTTCACTAAGCGGTAAAGGCTCTCCTTGTGAGAGAGCCTCTAGCTTTTCATAAATGTCAGGCACTAGCTCATCTAGTGTTGTCTTCATGCGGCTTTAGCCTCTGTATTTTTTACTAGGTTTGCAATGATTGACCATGCCTGTAGAGGACTGCACTTGAACCACTCACCACTGGATTCAAAGCGGGCGTGAAGGGCATCATGTGCCTTGGTCTCAGCGGCGCGCCGGTCGTTAACATCAAACTTGTAGTTAAGCTTGTAGTCTCGGAAGGGGCTTGAGGTCTGATACTTATTCACACGATCAGTGGCATCAACGGCCATGCCTACCTTTACCCATCCTTCGAAGCTCGGGTTGGAGACAATGTAGATTTGTCCCTGAGAAGTACGGCTATAGTTTTTAAGAGCCGCAAAGGCAGCATCTTCAAAGTCCTCATAGCGCCCGGAGCGATGAAGAGGATGTGACACTTTAACGTAGTTACCATTGACAAACATCCGCTTGCGGTTCTTCCGGCGATGCGACGACAAGCGCCGACGCTTCCCATCAGAGCATCCAACATACCACCACTCACCGTCTTGGAAGACAACATTCTTACCCTTGATCATTATAAATCTCCATAAACTTTGGCATCAACTGCCCTAAGATTATAGCACACTCTTCAGCAATCAACCTATGCTCTTTCTGTGTTGATGGGTCAGTCCTCACTTCAATGTAATGGAGCCAAGAGCGTACCGTACCGTGCATCTGCAGAACAGATTCTGTTAGTCCTTCGGGCAACACAGCACGAGCAACCTCTTTGGCTATGTTGTTTTCGATGGCCCAGTTGTAGGCCTCAACTGCCGCCTTACGAACATTAAGTTGGTGATGCTGCCAAGACAAATCAAGATGATCGTCTTCAAGCTCGATGCTATTCTGGCGGTTCGTAGGGTCTTGTAATCTAACCTCACGATGAATGAAGTTTAGGTCTTGTGTTGGATCAGCATACCGCTGCGAATATTCTTGGAAGCTAAAGCTGCGATGCCTAAGAATCTGTCGAGCAATATCCCTGGTCGTCTTGATCTCAATCCCAACACTAGCCATTTCAAACGGGGACCAGTGCTTGTGCTTCATCAAATACTTAATGAGGCGAGGCGCTGTCTTACTGTTGTTCTGGTTGCTAGGGTTACTGACTCGGGCGCAGTAGGCCACAAGGTCTTCAATGCTTTCTGAAGACTGGTCGGGCCTAATGCTATGCGAAATCAACTTAGTGTGTCTCAGCCCAGTTGTTTCCAATTTTGTATTCTCCTGTTAGGGGACAACGAAGCTTCAACACTTCGGTAGTTTCTTCAATGGCTTCGACACCTAGGCGCCCAACCTGTTCTGCAACATCTTGGTGGGCTTCGATCTGCCATTCATCGTGGACGTTACATACAAACTTTGCATCAATACCCTTTAGCTTGTCTTTAAGCAAGACTAGGGCCTGCTTCATGACGATGGCGCCTGCACCCTGCAGCAGAGTGTTCAGTGCCGCATGCTCAGAGCGAATGAATAGCTTGCGGCCATCTAAGCCTTTGACGTAGCCCTTTGCTGACGCTCTTGCAACTCTATCCTTAAGAGCCTTAAATGATGGGAGATTATCAAAGAAACGCTGTCTAAGTTCTGCACCATGCTTTGCGTTTCCTCCAACCACGCTTCCAAGCTTTGCATCTCCTGCGCCGTATAGGAGTGCATAGATGAAAGTTTTAGCCTGATTTCTTGATTCAAGTCCTGCAGCTCTTTGATTAGCTGTGTGTACATCACCGTTGAGAATTTCATAAGTGAATGCCTCGTCATTCATGTAGTGGGCTAACATGCGCAGCTCAAGACCAGAGGCATCAATACCTACCAGCTTGTAGCCATCAGGTACCGTCCAACATGAACGACATTCATGTCCATAGGGACTGTTGGTGCTAGGTATTTGCGCCATGTTTGGGTTGCTATGTGTCATTCTTCCCGTAATCGTGCCATTGGAATTGACATAGCCGCGCACACGATCATCGTCATGTACCTCTTTAAGCCAAGAGGTGACCTGAGCAATACGCTTCTGAAGCATCAAGTAACGAGCAATCAGCTTGGCTTCTGGGATGTTCCCGATCTTCTCTAGGGTAGTCTCATCAACAATCGGCTGACCTGTAGGGGTGAACTTCTTAGGCTTCCAGCCAAACTCAATGAGGTATTCTCCGATCTGCTTTCGGGAACCTAGATTGAACGGGATTGAATCTGAACGTACAAAGGTCGCATCAGGTTTCGAAGAAGCCTTCGCATGTTCTTCATCAGAGAGCCGAACCTTTTTGTTAGCGCCGACAACTTGGGCCATCTTAGAAACATTGCCCGCTTTAGTAAGAAGCGGCTGAAGCTCAAGAGAGCTATCCTTTGGAGTAAAGGTTTTGTGTACTTCGTTCTCAGCTTTAGTAAGTTCATCCTGTAGCTCCGCAACTAAACAAGTAGCATGGCGAACATCCAACAAGAAGCCGTTGTTTCGCTGTGTATTGACAATACGATAGGTATCGTGTTCAAGCACAACAGACTGAGGGCTGAAGCTTTTCGACTCTAGCTTCAGGGCGTTAAAGACTTTGAAGTTAAGAGCAACGTCCTGCTCACAATACTTCAGCATCTCCTCGGTGAATTGATCAAACTCGTTGTGTTCAATCTTAGGAGACTTCAACCTGTAGCCCCAGGACTCAAGACCATGACCGCCCTCACGGGTAGGATTAAACAACCTACTCAACACAAGGGTGTCCACAATCTTGCGCCCAGGCTCTAGGTCAAAGCCCATCAGCTTCTTGATGACCGGCAAATCATAGCCAATGATATTGTGGCCGACTAGCTTGGTAGCACTCTTAAGATACTCCAGGCCCTCCTCTAGTTGATTAGGATCAAAAGACCTAACCTGATTGGTGGTTGTGTCAATGGCGACAATACACCAAATCTTGGTTGGATCTAAGCCGTCGGCCTCAATATCAAAGACAAGGGTGGTCATAGTTCTTCTACCTCAAAGGCCTCTTCAAACTCTTCTACGTCTACTTCGCCTAGTCTACCCGTGTCCTTGTCGTAGCGCAAGTGAGTGGCTAGACCAACGTCCCCGGTGTACCGAGACTTCAGCACCCGGACCTTAGTAGTTGAGGCCTCGACTGGATCATCAGACTGTTGGTTACGCTCAAGACTGATAACACAATCAGATAGCTGGGCTATGGATTGAGAACCCCGAAGATGGCTAAGCCCAGTTTCGATACCATTCTCGTGGCCTTTGTTACCATCAACGCGACGTAGGTGGGACACAAGGACCATGCCGCAGCCGGTCTCTTCAACAAGGGTACGCAGCCGGTGCATGATGTTGTCAATAGCACGACGTTCATCATTCTCCGGGGTGGACAAGACCAACATGTGAAGGTGGTCAACGATAATCCACTTACAGTCACAGCCGATAGCCATGAAGCGTAGCTTGCTAAAGATGCTGTCAAGGTCATTCATGCCATGATGGGCATGGACCCAAACACGGTCCTTGTTCTTACCCGAGAAGATAGTTTCATAATGTTTCTGAAGCTCCTCCTGTGGGTAAGTGTCCCTGACGCTATCGATATGGATACGGGCGTTTGCCTCGATGGAAACAATACCATCGATGGTCCTACGCCAATCTTCCTCAAGGGCGATGACACCTACATTGTCCTCGGTGTTGCGAATCAACCAGTGTTCGATCTCTCTGGTAACGCTGGACTTACCGAGGCCTGTGCCGCCCGTCAACGTAACCAACTCGCCTTGCCGTAGCCCTTCAAGCTTATCGTTCAAGCCCTGCCACGGGTAAGGAATAGAAGGCTTCCTAGGACGATTCATATAGGAATCGAACTGGTCGCTGACGTTCAAGACTCCAGAAGGTGTATAGAGCTTAGCGCCCCACCAAGCATTCATAAAGGCCTGCTGGCGGGCTTTCTTGAGCATATCGTTAGCGTCTTTAAACTCTTCGGGCAACGTGACTACACGCGCCTTTCCGGGCTTAATGATGCGGGCTACCTTTCGAGCAGCCTCACGCCCAGGCTTGTCGTTATCGAAACAGATAACAACATTATCAAAAGATTCTAAAAACTCTAGCGCATCTTTGATATCCCGGTCTGCGCCTTGGGCGCCATTCTTGACAGAAACAACAGGCCACTTAGACCCCATCATTTCATAAGCGGCCATAGCATCACACTCGCCTTCTACAATTGTGATGTACTTCCCGCCTTGTTGAAATGCTTGTTGACCGAAGAGGCCAGTTCCACGAGGCGAACCCTGCCACATGAAACTCTTGTCCTTGGTCTTGCGGACTTTGTAGCCTGCAATTTCATTATGAATATAGTAAGGATAACTATGTTCATAGATGTTACCGACTTGATCCTTGACGGATCGAACACCGTACTTCTTGGCCGTTTCTAAACTAATCCCCCTGTCAGTTAATGCGTAAAACTCACCATAGCTAGTGGAGTCGTCCATTTTGTTTCTCTGGTAAGTAGCAATCTCAGTCACTGTACCGCCCATCGCAGCTTCATAGTTTGGAATAAACCCGCCACAAGAAAAGCACTTGGCGGAGCCATCATCATTGATGGCGGCAGGATCACTACCGCCGCACAAAGGACAAGCGACATGCGTTTTGACAAAAGCCAAGGGTTATTCCTCCGAAGGCTCCTCAGTAATTAGTGCTTCATCGGTTAGATACTCTTGAACCTTAGAGTGCAGAGCAAGGACTGCTGCCTGCCGCAGGGTCAGGGTATCTTGTACAACATTGAAGTCTTGCTGCGCCAGGGCCAACAGGCGAAATGCCTGCTGACCTTCGGCAGAAAACTTATCAACGTTATAGGTCTTATCATCAACGTAATAAGTATTAGCCACTAGAGTTCTTCCTCCTCTGCTTCAACATCGAAAGCACTTGATACGCTTCCGCCACCATACTCCACAAGGTCGAG